TGGGTATCGCAAGATACTCCCTCGAATATAAGGAGCATGTATGAACACTAAAGAAACGTTTCACCGTTACGTCAATTATCTTGAGTTTTACCAGAGACAAGGTGGTTCCGTGCAAATGAGCGACCAAAGCAGCGTGCTGCAATGGATCGACTCACGCACAGGAACTATCTTACCTGGTTACAAAAAGATAATTAAAGCAGGTGGCAATGCAACTACCCCTTTGCAAGGGCAGCGGCAAGTTGTTTCGTCTAGTGAAGGAGGTCACTACCTTAACTTGGTAGATCATGACCCCCTTGGCGACGGCACCATTGACATCCGCGTTCGCGGGTGTTCCAATTGGGGCTTTCCGTCTCCATACACTGCTAATTATGACGAGGCCGACAATATAGCAAGAGCTAAGTTTTACGAACATGCCCGCGCTCTCACTAATTCCGTTCAGGGATTAGCGGTAGCAGGTGAGTTCGGCAAGACTCTAGGAATGTTGACTTCACCAGGGAAAGCCTTGCGTAAAGGGTTGGTAGCTTATTTAGACGACTTAAAGAAAGGTCGTCAACTGCCTTCCCGCAAACGAAAGGGTTTTCTGGCGTCAACCTATCTCGAGTACGTGTTCGGATGGCTTCCGCTTTTCGCGGATATACAAGCCGGCCGTGACGCTATGTCGAGACTTGCATCGAGCGAACCCAAATTACATTTCAGCGGCAGTGGCAAAACCATGAACGCATATGATTTGTTTAATGGGTCGATGCAAAATCAGCTTAGTAGCATCTTTACAGTTGTAACCGGCGAAGATCGCTTTGTCGAAACTGTAAAGTATTACGGTGCTATCAAGCAGAAGTACCAAGGCATGAACACTCGAGCTCTGGCGCAAGAATTCGGTTTTTCAATCGAAGACTTCGCGCCTACGGCTTGGGAACTATTACCTTGGTCGTTCCTAGTAGATTATTTCACCAACATTGGCGATATAATCTCCGCAGCCACTTATCTCAACTCCAATGTCGCATGGGTTGCTAAAACGACGCGATCCGAAGCCACCCGAAAGGTGACTGAGAATTACGATCGTGCAGCAAACCAAGCGGCGTTCGGAGCTGATTACATAAGCGGTTCTGGACTTGCTAAATGGGAAGCGACACGATACGAGGTGTGTCGGACTCCAATAGAAAACGTTGACATCCCCACCGTTAGTTTTATGCTACCGGTTCGTGAGACTCAATGGACTAATATTGGTGCCCTGGCACTTCAAGTTAAGTCGCTTGTTCCTTTCTTTTAACTTAGATCAAGGTGATCACAATGGCTGTAAACATCTCTTCCCCGATTACGGGAGCTGCTCAAACGGGATTTACTACCCCGACCTATACGCACGTCGCTGACACTGCACCGTCATCTAACGGTAAACAGGTCGCTGTGACTGCTTTAGGTGGTACTCAAGCCGGAGTCGTGGCGCATAGCGTCTCGGTTCCGTTCACTGTGACTAGTGTTCGCCCGGCGGTTCTAAAAACGCTGGGACAACCGAACCCTGTCACAGGCATTATAAAGAATGTACCACGCAATACTTATAAGGTTATTACTCGTAAGGGCGTTTTGCCCCTCGCGGGTCAGCCTTATCAGGTAATGCTGGTTACGACTACCATCGAAATTCCGGTCGGCGCAGATTCGGCTGATGCAGCAAATATTCGTGCTGCTCTCAGTTGTCATCTAGGCGCTCTCTCGCAACAATCGGCTGGTATTGGCGACACCGCGGTATCTGGCATCTTGTAAGATGTCAGGTACCGTGTTGGTCGCCATCATTCTTTCAATGTTTGGAGTACTGGCTGATGAGTATTTGCTCTCACGCTCTTTATCTTCACCTTGTAAACGACCTACATCCGTGGCTACCTACGAGTCCCCATCTGTACTGCCCTCAGGCGGTACAGGAAATGGAGATTCCGATCGGAGCCTCGAAAAAGACCTTTGCGTCAGTAGCTCTGTTAAAGAGCATTCTGAAGAAGAACGTTGATAACGTTTCTCGCGCAGATACTGACGCAGCGGCAATTGACACATTCATGAAAATGAATGAGCACTGTCGTACGTATAGGTTTAAGATGTGGGAGCTTAGCGAAGTTGAGATCCAAGTGTTTTCTGAGGCTAATAGTCTCATGGACACGTGGGTATCGACCGCACTGGACTTGGATGACACAGATGCGTGGTTAGCGCACTGCGATTTCGGTCCTGGCGCTTCGGTTTTAGCCACTGGCACTTCCTTCTATAGCAAAATAGGAGGAGGTGAGTTGTCGGCGACAGACCGTTCGTTATATTCTTACTACATAAGATCGATCCGCTGTTCTCCTAGTTGGCTCGCCGCTGAATCATCAAGGCGAGCAACTTATGGAAACGTGAAGATCGTACGAGGTAGCAAGCTGGCAGTTGCCCCAAAGAATGCGAAAACTGGCAGAGTGGTGTGCACGGAGGCTTTGCTGAATATGTTTGTTCAGCAAGGTCTCGCTTATAAAATGACTGAAATGTTAAAGGTTACGATAGGAATCGACCTTAAGACACAACAGTTCAAAAATAAGCAATTGGCTTGTGCCGGGTCTGCAGGAAGTCCGATCGGTACGATCGACTTAACCTCCAGCTCAGACACAGTCTCTATGGCTTACTGCGAGTCGAACCTACCATCCAAATTGATGGTATGGCTCGATTTCGTGAGAAGCAAAGAGACATGCTTGCCTAATGGCGAGCATGTACCACTGCACATGATCTCGTCTATGGGGAATGCAACAACGTTCCCTTTACAAACGATGATCTTCTCTGCGCTACTTCTGGGAACCTATAAGGTGCTTGGCATTGAGCCAATCTACCCGCGAGGTACATCACTCGGGAACTTCGGCGTGTTCGGAGACGACATCATAATAGACCTAAAAGCCTATGATTTAATGATGCGCGTGCTTCGTTCTGCCGGATTCCTCCCGAACCCAGAAAAGTCCTTTGGTATAGGACTATTTCGCGAATCGTGTGGCGGTGACTACTATGACGGTCACCCCGTGAGGGGAGTGTATAGTAAAACACTCAAAACTCGACACGACCGCTACTCTCTGATCAACCGACTCAACGTCTGGTCTGCAAATCAGGACATCCCATTGCCTGCGACTATCGCCTACCTACGTAGCACTGTTAAGTTTCTTCCAGTGCCGCCGTGGGAAAGCGACATAGCGGGCATCAAGGTACCTGAAGTTCTTGCGACTACAACTCTTACGGATAGGAACGGCAGCAGACTCTACAAGAGGCTGTCTGTTATACCTAATAACGTAAGTTTTGAGGACCTCGAGTTGCTGCGCCGGAAACGGCTTCGTGAGAAGCAAAAGAGCAAAGTGGTTCGTCTTCAGAAATTGAAGATGTTCTACTCGCCTGATGCAATCATGATTACAGCAATCAAGGGTGCGGCTAGGGGTGGGTCTATTGTCTTACGACAATATATAATTCGGACCCATTACACGTATGGCATAAGTCCTGGTTGGGACTATGTTGACATGGATCACGCGCATTTCACGCGTGATGGCTGGGCTAGGTGGAAACGCCTAACAATTGCTAATCTTGGAGAGAGTTAGCAACGCCCGAACTGCCCCCTAACAGGGGCGCCTCGATGCAGGTTGGTCTTTGCAGTATTGCTCGAGAGCCGCGAATGCAGCTCAAAAAGTGGTACGAACAACAACCGC